GTGGCCAGCCCGCCGTGGCTCAAGGACCTCTCCCGCAGCTTCAAGCGCAGTCGTGGCGGACGGGGTGGCTGGTTTCTCCAGCTGCACCACGACCGCCTGCGGGTGCTGAGCGCCGAGCTGCCGCTCCGCCCTGATGAACCTGCCGCAGCAGCTCCCAAGCTCCGGGCCGTCACCCTGCAGACCAGCGCGGCGCCCGACAAGACCTCAGAAGCGCTCACAGAAGCAATGGCCATCCATGAAGCGGTCATGGCTGGCACCTGGCGCTGGCCAGCCCCGGAGGACTGCCTCCCAGCAGGCAATGAGCGCCGGCTACGCCCGGAGGAACTGAACAAGGTGATCCTGCGGCTTGAGAAGGGACTGCTCGGGGAGACGGTGGGGATCTCCACCTGGCAGCGCACCTACCTTCCTTATTACGGGAAGCTCACGCAGCAAGCGGCCAACCGGCACTGGCTACTCGACGAGGAGCTGCTGCAAACCACCCTGCGGCACTGGGCTCCCAACAGCCGCTCACGCCAGATGGCGTTCAACCGCTACCGGCAGCTGTGGAAGGCAGCTGGCTGGCCCTGGCCGGAGTCCTTGGCGCCCTTGCGCGGCAATGGCAAGGCCGTGGCGCCCCCGGAAGGTGTTCGCGCCTTCAGTGACGAGGAGATCACTGAGCTACGCGCGCGCGTCGAGGCCAGTCTTCGTCTTGGGGCGGCCGACCTGGTGGCTTGGGACTGCCTGGTGGCCTTTGGGCTGCGCCCTGCTGAACTCAAAGGTCTGGTGCTACTCAAGGAGCAAGGGCACCCCGTGGCCGTGGTCTCCCATGCCAAGCGCAACAGCCGGGGCAGCACGGGCCAACGCCGCGTACCCGCTGTTCCCCCAGCTGGCTGGCCGGCCGATTGCCAGCAGCTCGTCGATCGCTTCTTGACCTACGGACTGCCGGACTGCGTGGTGCAGCACCGCTCACCTGGCGAAGTGCTCAGCCAGCAGCTCAAGCGACTGCAGCAGCGCCAGGCCATTGCCGCCGAGCTGCCTTCGGAGCTGACCTCCTACGGGCTGCGCCATGCCTTTGCCCTGCGGCTGGGCCTCGACCTGGGGCTGCATGTGCGCGAGAGCGCCGCCTTGATGGGCCACTCACCAGCGGTGCACCTGCAGACCTACGGCCGCCGGCTGGAGATGCCTCGCCTGGAAGCGCGGGTACGGGAACTGGTCAACCGCCCCCCTCTTGATGCCGATCACTGATGCAAAAGACCTGGAGCGCAGGTTCCCAAATGGGATGCAGAAAACATTATTAAGTTTGCGCGGCGCCCCCTGCCCCGCTTGCGACGCAGCACTTCAGCGTCAGCAAGGTAGAAGGGCTGCGGGTTCCCCTATGGGACACCAGCAGAGCCGGAAGCAGGAGAGGGGTTACCGAAAAGACCCCCACCAAGGATTCTATTTAGTAACCAAATTAGGGGCAGCACGCTGACACGTTCAGCCCCGCAGATAGGCGGCTCAGGGAACAGTTGTGCCTCGGGAAGTTCGCCTACATTCCGATCCAGGCGAACCCAGGCGCTCCATGGCGTATACACACTCAACCCGGGAGGCCTGCGAGGCCCTACGCATTAGTGACAGAAGCCTGTTGCGTCTGCGCAGAGATGGGGTACTGCGGGCTGGAGACCATTTCCGAGCAGCCGGCGCCGGAGTGAGCAGACCGCCCCTGCTGTGGAACATTGATGAAGTGGAGCGAACACTCGCTCGCCGCAGTCGCCGGCTGCTCTGAGGCCTGAGCGCCCAATGCTTCCTCAGGGCAAGCGCAGGAGCTGCTGCGCATCGTCCAGGCAACGCACCACGCCGGCGCGGCCGCCGAGCTGCTGCACCAGCCGCAGGAACTTCTCCTGCTCCTCGCTCAAGCGGCCCCGGGCTGTCTTCACCTCAAGGGCGGTGAACAGCGCCAGGGTCTGGCCCAGGTGCTCGGGGCCGATCACGACCTGGCTGAGACCGATCAGGTCGCTGCTGCCTTTGCACAGTCCGTAGGTGACCAGGCGGCCGCGCTCATCGCGTAGGGCGCCGACGTTGTTGCGCCATAGCCGCACCGGGCCGCGGCCCAGCTCAAGGCGGATCCGCTGCTGCAGCTCCTGCTCGCTCATGCCAGCAGCTCCCACTGGCCGCGCGCCTGGCGGCTGGCGATCACATGCCGCGCCCAGCCCTTGGGGTTTTTCATGCCGCGCTGGCTTCCCAGCGCTTCCAGTTCAGCCGCGGTGCGGGCCTGGCGCTGCTCGCGGCGGCGCTCTCTGCGCAGCTCCTGCTGGCTCAGTTCACTCAGCTCGCCGGCCACCGTCACCAGCTGCCGTTTTTCAGACCGGAACTGCTTGCCGCATTCCGGGCAGAGGCTGGCGTCGCTGGCCATGGCGCAGAAGCACTCCGGGCAGGTTTTCACGGAGGGGGCCTTGCTCTGCTTGCGCTTGCGCACGCCCTCGAGGCTCCACTCCTGCTCGTCGAGGTGGTGACCGAGACGCTCGATATTGCCGACGTGATCGAGGATCACCGCCTGCTTGCCCGGCTGGGGCCGCAGACAGCGGCCGATCATCTGGAGATGCAGCGCCAGGCTCTGGGTGGGCCGCAGCAGCAGGCAGCCCCCCACCGACGGCACATCAACCCCCTCACCAATCAGGTTGCAGCTGGTGAGCACCTGCAGCTCACCGCTGCCGAGCTGCTCAAGCAACCGCCGCCGCTGCAGGGGGTCCATCGAGCCATCGATCGAGGCCGCGGCCACGCCCCGTTCCGAGAAGGTTTCCGCCACGGCTTGCGCGTGGGCGATCGAGCAGCAGAAGGCAATGGCCGTGCTTCTGCTCAGGTGGCTGAGGTAGTGACTGACGGCATCGCCAAGGATGCGGCTGCCGCCCAGCTCACCGGCGGCCTGCCTCAGGTCGAAATCCCCCATCCGCCGCCGCAGGCCCTTCGCAGAGAAACCCAGCGGTGGGGCAAACACCCGCGCCGGCGCCAGGTAGCCCTCGGCGCAGAGCCAGGCGGCGCTGGGGCCGAGCACCAAGGCGGAATAGAACTCGCCGAGGCCGCGGCCATCGCCTCGCACTGGAGTGGCCGTGACGCCCAGCAGCAGGGCTCGATCAAAGTGGCCGATCACCTTGGCCCAGGTGCCGGCATTGCTGTGGTGGGCCTCATCCACCACCAGCAGCTGGAACAGATCGGCCGGCAGCTGCGCCAGGCGCCGGGCCAGGGTCTGGACGCTGGCTACCTGCACTGGCGCGGCCAGGTTCATGGAGCGGCCGGCGGCGATCACGCCATGGCGCACCCCCATAGCCGCTAGGGAGCGGCAGGCCTGATCAAGTAGTTCAGCTCTGTGCACCAGCACGGCGATGCGCTTGCCGCGGGCGGCGGCCTGCTTGGCGATGTGGCTGAACACCACGGTCTTGCCGCCGCCGGTCGGCAGCACAAAGAGCACGGCGCGATGGCCAAAAAGGAAGGCCTGGCGCACGCGCTCTACGGCCTCCTGCTGATAGGGGCGCAGGTGGAAGGACACACCGGCACGGCAGCACCGAGACAGAGTTTAGGGCTTGCGAAACACCGGCTAGGCTTTCGGGCAAGCATTGTGCCGTCATCATGAAGCGCATCCAGTTGCAGCTGCCGGAGGCCGTGGTCTCCTGGATCGATGACCATGCCGCGGGCATCGAGAGTCGTGCCTCCTTTGTGCGCCGCACCCTGGTGCAGGTGATGCGTGGCGAGGGACGGTCGCTCAACGCTCAGCAGCCCGTACCTCCTGCTGGGGCCCAAACTCCCCAGCGCTGATGGCCACCGATGTGCTGGCAGCTGCGGCTGGCCAGTGGCCGCGGCTGCTGATCGAGCTCGCTGCTCTGGCACCGGAGCAGCTGGAGAACCGCCATCAGCCCTGCCCCGCCTGCGGCGGCACCGACCGCTACCGCTGGGACCGCGATGACGGCCCGGGCGGCTGGTTCTGCAACCAGTGCGGAGGCCGCGAGCAGCGCGGTGGCGGTGGCAGCGGCATGGATCTGCTGCTGCGCCTTACTGGCTGGGACTTCGCCACAGCTGCCCGCCGCATCCAGGCCCACCTGGCCCTGCCGGCGCAGCCAGGCCCGCACCGGCCAGCCCCAGCCAGCCCCAGGCACAGCCGCTCAGGCAGCAAGGCCGGCAGACCTACCCGCATCCCGGACACCCCACCGCCCTCTGCCCCGCCGCCGGAGCTGGGCCGCGCCAGCGGCCAGTGGTGCTACACCGACGCGGCCGGAGCACCCCTGTTCTGGGTGCAGCGACTGGATCTGCTGCAGGGCGGCCGTCAGCGCAAGGTGTTCGTGCAGCGCACCTGGCTGGCTGGGGGCTGGCACTTCCCCTCCCGCCGCGATCCGTTCCGCTCCGACTGGCGTGCCCCCAGGCCGCTCTACCGGTTGGCGGAGTTAGAGCGCCACTTCTGGTCGCCGGTGCTGATCACCGAGGGGGAGAAGGCAGCCGATGCCGCCGTAGTGCTGTTCCCCGATCACGTGGTGGTGAGCTGGTGCGGCGGCAGCCAGGCCATTGGCAGCGTCGACTGGAGCCCCTTAGCCGGCCGCGCCGTCAGCCTCTGGCCCGATGCCGATACCAGTGGACGTGAGGCGATGGCGCGGCTCTCGGCCGTGCTGCTGGAGCTCGGCTGCCTAGTGGCGGTGGTGCTGCCGCCGGGCAGTACGGAGGCGGACTGGGACCTGGTGGATGCACCGGGCGCAGCGGGCTGGGATCTGGCCGATGCCAGCTGGAGTGCGGCAGAAGCCCAGGCCTACCTGGAGGCCCATTGCCGAACAGTGCAACTACCGCAGTCAGAGGCCGACGACGACGCGAAAGCCCCGGCCGCTGATCCGGCACCTGTGCTGCAGGGCGGCGCTTCTCTTTTAGTGCCGCCTGAGCGGCCAGGCCCCTCAGGCGGTGAGCCCTACGTGTGCCTGGGCTACGACAGCGACGGCTACTTCTATCAACCGCGCTCCACCGGCCAGGTGATGCGGCTGGGCTCCTCGGCCCACGGCGGCGTGAACCTCTGCCGGCTGGCGCCCCTGGCCTACTGGGAAACCCTCTACCCCAATAAGCGGGGCGTGAACTGGACGGCCGCGGCTTCTGATCTGTTCTGCCGTCAGGCGGCGGTGGGAATGTTCGATCCCGATCGCTTGCGCGGCCGCGGCAGCTGGTGGGACGAGGGCCGCTGCGTGCTGCATCTGGGCGATCGCCTGGTGGTGGATGGTGAGCCGCGGCCACTCAGTGCCACCCTCGCTAGCCGCTTTCATTACCAGCGCGGCACTGCCCTAGTGGGCACGGGGGCTGCCCAGCCGCTCAGCGACGAGGAGGCCCTGCTGGTGCTCACCTTGGCGGACCGCTTCCACTGGGAGGTGCCGGCTTCCGCAATGCTGCTGGCGGGATGGCTGACGCTGGCGCCGATCTGTGGTGCCCTGCGCTGGCGGCCCCACCTCTGGCTGAGCGGCCCGGCCGGCTCGGGCAAGTCGCACCTGTTTGAGCGCTTCTGCGGCGTGCTGCTGGCCGATCTGGCGCAGGTGTTCGTCGGCAGCGTCACAGAAGCTGGCATCCGCCAGACCCTGCGCTCTGATGCCCTGCCGGTGCTGATCGATGAGGCGGAGAGCAACGAGCGCGAGGACCAGCAGCGCATTCAGGCGATCCTCGCGCTGGCGCGGGTGGCCAGTTCCGAATCCCGCGCAGCGATCGTCAAGGGCTCACCTACAGGCGAGGTGGCGCGCTACTCGGTGCGCTCGATGTTCCTGCTCTCCTCTATCGCCACCGGCCTCAAGCAGGGCGCCGACCGGCGCCGCTTTGCGCCGCTCAACCTGCGCAACCCCAGCGAGCTCCCCCAGCAGCAGCGGGAGGCGCACTGGCAGGCGCTGGACCGGGACCTCGAGCAGCTGATCACACCGGAGTTCGCCAACCGGTTGATCGCCCGCACCGTGGCGCTGATCCCGGTGATCCGGCGCTCGATAGTCGTCTGCTCCCAGGTGGCGGCCGCTCACTTCGATTCCCAGGCCCTGGGCGATCAGTACGGCACCTTGCTAGCCGGTGCCTGGTCGCTGCAGGCCTCGCGCGTGCCCAGCGCGGCGGAGGTGCAGAGCCTGATCGATGGCGCGGACTGGAGCAGCTACCGCGAAAGCACGGAGGTCCCGGATGAGCGCCGCTGCCTCAACCGGATCCTGCAGCACCAGCTGCGGGTGGAGAGCGAGGAGCGCTCGGTGCTGTCCCGCACGGTGCTGGAACTGGTGGAGCTGGTGTCCAGCGCCCTGCCCTCACCGATGGAGCCGGTGCGGCCCGCTGATGCCGCCGACCTGCTGGCCCGCCATGGCCTCCGCGTGCGGGAGGGGGAGCTGCTGATCAGCAACAGCGCAGAAGCCATTGCCCGCATGCTGGCGGATACCGCCTGGGTGGCCAATTGGGGTGCCATCCTCAGCCGCCTACCTGGCGCCAGCCGCTCGCAGCTGGTGCACTTTCGCGGCCTGGGCAGCTCGCGGGCTGTGGCCCTGCCCCTGGCCATGCTCACCGGCTCCGGAGCGTTAGATGGGCCCGTTCTCTAACTGGGCTGTTAGGGCGAAACCCCTTGCAGTGACTGGTATCTAACGTTCTAACACTCCTACAGGGGGTAGGGACTCTCTCTTTACACACCCCAGTGCACCCCCCTGATCCAGGAGAGACCCCCTGCCTCCCCCTCTTTGCTTGTGTATCTATCTCTTTCTGTTAGAAGGTTAGAAAGAAGAGGAGAGCACCCCAGAGCTGCTGCTGCGCAGTGGATCTGAGGTCTAACAGCAGCTGTTAGAACGCTGTTAGAACCCCTCCGGCCTGTTAGACGGGCCCGGGCAGGCCAGCAGCAGCAGCAGCCAGCAGCCCTGGAGTGGACAGGCAGGAGCGGGCTCGCTCGGCACCGGTAGCGCGACTCACGGCGGCAGGGAGCAACCCTTGGCAACGCGGCTATGCTTTCGGGAACGCAAATACACCGCCTCTCATTCGCGTTGGCATTGCTTTTTCCTCTGCAGGTGTTGTTTACGCGTGGCTGCCGGACACCCTCCCGCTGCTGATCCCAGTGCTCTTGCGCTGCTGGAGGCTCGCCAGCTCGATCCCATAGAAGCCCTGCGCACTGCTGCTTTGGCAGAGGACGCCGACGGCCTGCCCTTGGGCGAGACGGTGGGCGTTGACCCCAGCCGCCCCGTAGGCAAGGGCAATCCACCGCGGCAGAAGCGTGGGGCAATCCCAGTCCCTAGACCCAGCCGACTGGAGATCGAGCGACGCATCGCGGAGGCCCAGCTTTGGATCGCTCAGCGACTGCCGCTGGTGCAGATCCTCGAAAATGCTGGTGAGAAATGGGGGGTCCGCAACAGCCAGACGGTGAACCGCTACCTCAACCTCGCCCGCGAGCGGATGGTGGAGGAGCTGATCACCGACCGCCGGCGCCATCAGGCCGAGCAGATCTTTGCGCTCAATGAGTGCGCCCGCCGGGCCATGGATTCCGAGCAGTTTTCGGCAGCCGTGGGTGCCTTCCGGGTGATCGCTGAAATCGGCGGCCTGCTGCGGGCACCGATCAAGCCACCGGAGCCGAGGGCATGACCGTGAGCACCGCCGCCACCGTGATGCCAGCACCGGTGCTCACGCAACAGGCCCCTGCAGAAGGCGGTCTGCTGCTGAGCCAGCTCGACCCCTGGGGTGACGCCGGCCTACTGCACCTGCCCACAACCACCACCCCAATCCAGGCGGAACCCCAGAGCCTGCGCAGCTTTATCGCCGAGGCCTACCCCCGCTACGGCTTCCACCGCTGGGCTGACGTGCTGATCGAGCTGCTCCAGCAGGTGGCCGATGGCCAGCTCAGCCGGCTGATCGTTACCTGTCCGCCGCGGCTGGGAAAGTCGCTGCTGGTCTCCAAGTTGTTCCCGGCCTACTTCCTGCAGCGCTACCCGCATCTATTTGCGGCAATCGCCTCGTACTCAGCCGAACTGGCTTACGCCCACTCCAGAGAAGCGCGCCACTTCTACCGGGTGACCGGCCACCTGCTGGCCCGCGACTCAGCTGCGGTGGGCAACTGGCTTACTCGCCAGCGCGGTGGCTGCATTGCTGCTGGTGTGGATGGCCCCTTTACCGGCAAGGGCTACAGCCTGGGGATCATCGACGACCCCTACAAGGGACCAGGTGATGCCGCATCCCCGGCGCTGCGGCAGAAGCTGATCGACTGGCTGCGCTCGGTGTGGCTCACCCGGGCTGAACCGGCCATGGTGCTGGGCCCAGACGGCAACGAGCAGCCGAACCTCTCAGCCCAGGTGGTGGTGCTCACCCGCTGGGACCACCAAGACGTGATCGGCTGGCTTTACGAGCAGGAGCTGGGCGAGGCCCCCCAGCAGTGGACCGTGCTCGACCTACCCGCAGTTGCAGAAGAGCGGGCTGAACGCCCCAAGCTGCCGCCCACCTGCACCTTGATCCCGGACTGGCGCCAACCGGGAGAGGCGCTGTGCCCGGAGCGCTTCCCGCTGAGCGAGCTGGTCAAAATCCGCGCCCGCCTCGGTGCTTACTGGTGGGCAGCGCTGTATCAGCAGCGGCCCAGCCCAGCGTCTGGATCAATCTTTCTGCGCAACTGGATCCGGCCGCCCTTTCCCCGCGAGGCGACAGGAGCGACCACTGGCCGTCAGCGCCAGTACGCCCTGCTGGCGCTTTCCTGCGACTTGTCCTTCAAGGGGGAGGCAGAGAGCGACTACTGCGGCTTCTGCCTGGCGGGTCTGCTGGCACCACCACCGAGACCGCTCAACCCGCGCACAGGCGAACACGAGGGTCCGCCTCAAATCACTGCCTTGGAGATGGAGGTGCTCTGGGCTGCCCGGCACCGCTTTGGCCTCCCGGATGTGATTCGCTTTTTGCTGGGCTGCCTGCAGGCGCTGGAGCAGCAGGGCCTGCGTCCCAACGCCGTGCTGATCGAGGACGCCGCCAACGGTCCTGCCGTGCTGCAAACCCTCCGGCGACGCGTACCGGGGATGCTGCCGATCACCGCGAGAGGCAGCAAGGAAACCCGCGCCCATGCCGTCGCTCCCCTGGTGGAAGCAGGTCAAATTCGTTTCCACCACCGTGCCCAGCCGCTGGTGGAGGAAGCGATCCGTTTCCCCAAGGGCAGCAAGGACCTGGTGGATGCCTTCTGTCACGGCGCCCTCTGGCTGGAGGGCCGCTACTGGAAGGCCCAGGGCATCCAGCCGGTGGTGACGCCACTGCTGATGAGCAGGTGATGGAGGAGAAAAGAAGGCGATGACGGGTGCAGTGATGGCAGCCCCTGAGCAGTTGCCCCAGCAGGCTCTGGCGCCTGTGGATGGGCAACCAGAAGTGCTTCAGCTGTCGTTGCCGATCACGGTGGTGCTGGTGGGAACGACTTCCGGTGCGTCGCGGATGCTGCGGCAACGCCGCTACCGCCGGCCGGCTTGTTGTGCGCGAGCGGAGCAGCTGGAGATCAAATGGGCAGAGCCTGCTCGGCATCCGCCGAGGGCTCCGGCCCGTCAGGCTTCGCTCGACCGGCCGCGGCGTGAGCGTCCCGTGCGGCCGCATGCCGCTGCCGACGCTCTGGCGCTGGAGCAAATGGACTTGGCTGAGAAGATAGCCGGTAACTTCGCTCGCCGCACCGTCCACCCAAAGGAGGACTTGCTGCAGCTGGCGATGATTGGGCTGATAAAAGCGGCCCGCCGTTATGACCCCTCACGGGGTCCGTTCCGGCCCTATGGCCGCACTTACGCCAACGGGGAGATCACCCACTTTCTGCGTGACAACGGTTTCTTACTCAAGGTGCCGCCAACATGGCGGGAGTTCCATGCGCGGGGGCAGCGGTTGCTGACGTCGGGAGTTGGCGTGGGCGAGATGCTGGAGCGGATAGGGATAACCCGGGAGCAGTGGATACAGATTGTTGATGCCTGCTCAATGCGTGTGGTTGCTTTTGCTGATGAGTGAACGCTCATCAGCACGTGCCCGCAGGATCTCTCGCTGATGACCAACTCCTCTGCATCGGCTTGGGTGAATGCTGATGTTGGATTGCATGAGTGCAGTCACATGGTTATATTCGCTTAAGCGCAGTTGAATCAACGAGCAGGGTGCTGACTTCTGAAAACCAGCGTTTTGAGTCATCCTCTTCCCATATCGCCTGAGGATTGCACGAAAGAAAATATTGAACAATCTTGAACTTTGATTTTGCATAATGCACCTTTTTTTGCTCAAAAGAGAGCCCCGCTTTAATTCTGTTATTTATAGACTCATCTAAAGGGAGAAGATTGCCAATCTTATGCATCCAGGCTTGGCCAGCAGACTGGTCGCTGATATGCTCAATGGAGAAGCTCCCAGAAATAAGCTCGGTCGTTTTCAGCAAGTGGTGCTCGATCTTTCGGTAAGCCGTTTGGATCAGCTTTTTATTTGAATCATTACCCTCTGAAAATGACAATCCAAGCAATGCAGAGTTAATCTTCTGCTGGCTAGGTTTCTTCTTTGTGAGAGAATTATTCAAAGCCTTGACAACAGCAAGTCCTTTTGCCTTATCACCTCCAGCAGCGTAGATTTGTTTTGCGGCCCGCGTGTAAGTGCCTTCCAGTCCAGATGCACGCTCCTGGCATAAGCTACTAAAAAGGAAATGGAATGTCTCAATATTTTGCACAATAGCAATCATTTCTGTCTGACCAATGACCTTGTTTTCGCGTGCCTCTAGTAGTGCAAGCAAAAAGGGGCGAACTTGAGTGACGCGGTACTGATTGATAAGCGCTAAAGATCTTGCTATCCCTTTTTCTTTTTGTACCGGCCAATCAGTATCACTTGGTTGTCCTATCTTTTGATAGCGACTTGATGCAGACTTTATTTCAAGCAGAAAATCACGTGCGCAAGAAATGCGTCCTCGGCGCAATTGATCCTTGAAGCTCTTGTAGAGCCTGTCGTTAGATGCGAATGCGTACTTTGAATTCCAATAGTGCCGGAAGAACGTTTCCAGGTCAGAAAACCTTGCTATATCGTTTCTTATCTGACCCCAGACATCTTTTGCGTTATCGTGTGGATGCTTATCGCTGTAGTTCTTGAATATCCAGTTCTTAATAAGATCAACCGAAGTGAGGCTAATGCCACGAGCATTTAATGTTTCGAAGATGGTATACGCGTCGTCCTCGTCTTTGGCGGTTACCAGAATAACCTTTAGATTATTGAGCACCTGCTCTCTTATTGCCTTGACAGCATCAAGGTCTGAAAAGCTTTTGGGCTTGTACGACTCAATCTTCTTTTTGAATCTAGTGTTAGCGTTCTGGAGAAGTCTCTCCTCTATTGTCTTGGGCTTGCTAAGGTGCTGAGGCACAATTGACTGAAGCTCATTTTGAAAGAAAGGCTTCGGTGTCTCATTGATTAACTTGAAGTATCGGTTCCCATCGTTGTCGGTGCCTTCAATTACATTGGCATAAAGCGCATTAGCCGCCGCGTCATCATTCAACTCTTTAAGGCGTGAGATTATGCACCTCAGAAGAACCGTTAATGTGGTTAGACGCTGCTGGCCATCAACAATTTGATAGGAAGCCTTTGATTCTTCGCCCACGAGAACAATGCAACCAATGAAATATTCAGATGGGACCAAGCGCCCATCTTGTATTCTAATTTGTTGAACTATATCATCCCAGAACTCATCAATCTCCTCTTCTTTCCAGGAGTACTCTCGTTGAAACCGAGGCACAATATATCTTTTATTTGGCGAAAGTATTTGATTGACTGATCTTGTCTCTGCGATTAATTCCATTGCGAAATACGGTGGCGCCAGGCAAGCACTAAAAATTCTAACCGCGAGACTCGCTCCATCAATCTAACGCTATTTGGGCGAAATCTCACTAGGAAATGGTACGACTTTTTCTGGTCCGCATAAAAACCCGAAGTCAGATCAAGTTGAAGTCGAAACCCACCGCGTCGCAGTTAGTCCGAGGCAAAGTCCTCATCACGCCTGGCTCACGTACGGATCCAGATAAGAACTCAACCCCGCGGCTTGATCGACCCGCTTGCCCTAGGGCCCGACCAAACAATGCAGATTCTGCATGGCTTTGCGCGCGATCAACCACGGCTTCTGGCAAGAGCTGAGACCACAAGCAGCAGCCAGTGCCCACAACCCGCCGCAAGTCAGTCACCTCCAGCCGCTCCACCTCCCCTTTAGAGACGCAGCCCCAACCCCCTGCCCAGCCCCCCTGGCTGGAACACCCCACCCTCTCCGGCCTGAGGGATCGCCTTCAACTGGTCTACGACTGCTGGACCCTGCTCGAACTCCCTGACAGCACCAACCGCCGACCGTTGTATCTCCCCCGCGGCATAGAAGAACCCGAAACCTGTTATCTCAAACGACTAGAAGCCGCCCGCCCCACCGGCTTCTACCGCGATGCTCTGCGCACCTACGCCGGGATGCTGTCTCGTTTGGCCTGGCAGGAGCTGCCCGACTCCCTCACCCGGGTGGCCACCGACGTGGACGGCCAGGGCACCGATCTGGGAGTGTTCCTGTTCCTGGCCGATCTGCTCACCCTGCGCGATGGCGGCTGTCTGATCCTGCAGCTGCCGCCCCAGCACCGCTGGCCTTCAGAAGGTGACCGGCTGGAAGCCCTCGCCAAGGGTGACCGGCTCTCCCTGCCGCGGCTGCAGCTAGTACCCAGGGGAGACCTTCTCAACTGGCGCCTGTCCACCGATTCCGCGAGTGCTGCTCCGGCATCGGGGCCGGTGGAGATCGTCTGGCGGGAGCCACGCCGGCAGGCCCTGCCGCCCCGCTACGCCATAGGCAATGCCGCTGTGCCCACGGTGGTGATCGATGCTCACGGCGGCCTGGTGCCTGATCCACAGGCCTGGCTGTACCGCAGCCTGTCTGTAACGGACGACGGCCTGGTGCTGCGCAGCTGGCAGGCCAACCCCAACCCCGGTGCCGTCGATGGCTACGACGTGGTGCCGGTGGGGGAGCCTTCACTGCTGCCGCAGCGCTTTGACCTGCCGGCCCTTTGGTACTCAGTAGATGGCAGCGCCTTTGGCGAGGGCGATCTGCCCCACCTGGGCCTGGCGCACCAGTACCTCAATCACTACCGCTGCCGCAGCGACTACGAGGATCTGTTGTCACGCACGGCCCTGCCAGTGGGCGTGCGCACGGGCCTGGTGGATGCCTACGGCTTCCGCCGCAGTGATGGCGCTCTGGGATCTGCACAAGGAGCCGGAACAGATGCCCAACGCCCTCAACGCCTGGTGCTCTCCACCTCCTCCTTCATGGACCTCCCAGAGGGCGCCAAGTTCCAGTGGGTCGAAATAGAAGCCCGCTCGCTGGCGGAGCACCGGGCCTACCTTCAGCAGCTGGAAGAAGCAATGCGCCGCGACGCACTGATCCCAGCTGGCGGCCATGGTCCAGCCCGCACCGAGCTGGAGATTTCGCTCACCGCCGGCCAGAGCTTTGCGGTGCTGCAGTCGTTGGCCGGTCAGAAGAGCTCGATGCTCAGCACCCTGCTGCGCCAATGGACCCGCCTCACCGGCGAAAAGCTTTCCGACACGCCGGCCTGCAGCGTGGAGATCTGCCCGCTGGTGCCGCCGCAGCCGCCGCGTAAACCTCAGCCCTCAGTGCAGGAGTGGCTGGTGCTGCATGAGCGGGGGGTGATCGATGGGGCGGAGCTGCGGCAGCAGCTGGGGTTGGGTGAGATCACTGGGGGCAGCTGAGATGGCAACGGAGGGCATGACCAAGTTCTCCCCTCCCACCTGCAGCTGGCGCCCAGGCGATGGAGAAGCCCTGCGCATCGCCCTCTCAATCCCCGTCACCAGTGCTGCCCTGGCGGCGTTGAACCGGGAGATGGCCCTGCTCCAGACCCACTACCCCACGGGGGTGTGCACCGCCCAAGGGCACCTCGATGCCATCGCGGTCCTGGATCAGCAGCTGGCGGTTCAGACCCCAGCCGATCTCAATGCACCAATACGTACCAAGCGCAAGGGCGTCGCCGGTGGCGTCGTGCCCAACCCGCTGCCGCTGAGCAAGTTGGCGGTGGTCGACTACGCCACCGAGCTCCTGCTGGAGGAAACCGAAAGCGAGTGGAACCCTGCGGGCCCATCACCGGCGGTGGTGCTGAACCGGCAGCGCAGCCAACACATCGGCCAGCTGGCGCTGCTGCTGCCGCGGCTGCAGAACTGGCGCCAATGCAAAACCGATCCCTTCCAGGGATCTCTGGTGCGGGGTTGAGCGATGGAGCAGCCCCTCTCGCCGCTGAACCAGGGACTTAACCCCGTTAGGGATGCAGGGCAGTGGGGCCAGCTGGTGGGATTGCCAGCGGCCTCACCCGCAATCGACAGCCGGGTGGCTCAGCCCCTTGCTGCGCCTCTATGGCTGGCCTTGCAGCCCTACGCCAATGCCCGCCTCTGCCTATTTGAAGTCGACCGGCCCGAGAGCCGCAGTCCGGTCCCAATCCGCCGCCACGTGATCGACTGCTTTCTGGAGCAGGGCGGCATCGTGGGCGGCTACAACGACACCGCCCTCACCGACCCGGGTGATGTTCTGCTGCGGGGCTACCTCTGCCGCTCAGCGATCCTGCCGGTGAGCACCAGCAACACCTTTGACTGGCTGGCGGCTGAACTCGAATGGGGCACCCCCGGCTTCCGCGACGAAGCACCGCTGCCCTGGGACCCAACACTGCTGGGCACGGTGCAGGCCCCCTGTCAGGGGGTGATGTGGCTCGGGGATCTTGCTCAGCTCTCGCCCCAGGGCGGGTTGCCATCAGGAGGGCGGGCCCAGTTCGCGGGATGTCTGGTGCAGCACTTCGGGGCGGACTACGGACCCGGCGGCATCGGTCTACTGGTGCAGCCGCTGCTGGGGGAGGCGATCCAGCTGGTGCTCAGGCCCCACAGCGTGCTGGTGCTGCGAGCTGGCGACAGCTTGAACCTGATCGCCGAGCGCTACGGCACCACCGTGGCAACCCTGCGGCGGAGTAACCCCCAGCTTGAGAGCACCCAAACGATCACCGCTGTTGAGGGTGATTCGTTGGCGGTACTGGCTGGCCGTCATGGCACCACCGAAACCAAGCTGCGCAGCCTCAACCCGGTGCTGCAGCAGAGCCAGCCCTATGTCACAGCCGAGGGGGAGACCTTGAGCAGCGTGGCGGCCGAGCAGAACCTCAGCCTCTCCCTGATCCGCGAGTTCAATCCGGAGCTGAGCAGCTGGCCCAGCGAGGAACCCCTGCCCTCAGGCACCACCCTGCTGCTGCCTGTCTACCGCTCCACCACGCCCATTCCTGCGGGGACGCAACTACTGGTGCCTGGCTACTTGCCCTCAACGCCGCTGCCGGCGGGGGAGTGGATCTATCTGCCGGCCCGGCGCTCTGCAGCTCTGATGGAGGAGCTGCCCGAGTTGGCGGGGTGATGGAGAGCCCAACGGCTCAAGCCGCCTCCATGCCCAGATGCTCCACGTAGGCATGGAAGTCGCTGTCGAGAAGCTGCGCCACCAGCTGGCCCTGTCCACGGCTAACGCAATCAGCAGTCTCACGCTCAATGACAGCCCGGCCACCAGTGCCGGGGAAGGGAGCCAAAGTCCTGATCCTGAGAAGTCTCAGCCGATCAGCTCGCCGGCTGGGCCTGCACGGTGATGGTCAGATTGCCGTCGCTATCGCGCTGCTGGGCATAGGCCAGCTCCTGCAGCAAGCCCTGCAACTGCTGGACCGCCTGCCGCTCCTGCTGGCTGGGATGACGCACGGCAGAGGTGATCAGCCTCAACCCGAGTCCGGCACTGCCGATCACCCCCAGCGGACCCATTACCACCGCCAGACCAGGCACGAGCATCAGTGCCACGGCCAGAAACACCGAGACCGGCAGCGCTCCGGCGGCCATCAAGCCGCTGGTCTGCAGGATCTGCAAGAGCCTCTCTTTGCGCTCATCGGCTGTGCCGTTGAGCAACACGTCGCGGTGCACCAGCAGTTGATCAACCGCGGTGATCGCTGCTGAATAGGCGCTGGCCTCCACGGCATTGCCAAGGGTGCGCTGCCAAAACTCAGGGGTCTGAGCTGCGGCGATCAGTCCATCGAGGTGGTTGTCCGTGCTGGCCCGGAGTCGCTCCAGCCAGCTCATGTCGCTGGAGCCGCGGCTGATATTGACCGAGCCGTCCTCCCAGATGCCATTGGCCGCATCAGCGGCCAGGTGGGGGGAGTTGAAACGGCTTTGGATGTGGGACCAGTGCTTGCCGAGGGCATCGCCCCCCTTGAGGAAGCCATCAACCGCTGCGGTGCCGTAGTGCTCCAGCTCCCCGGGCAGCTTGGCCAGCAGGTCTGCTGCAGCCACGCCGTGATTGGAGGCCGCAGATGTGATGCGGCTGATGAGCTGGGGGTCAACCGCGAAGTTGTTGAGCTCGCTGAGCGAGGCCGCAACCGTGCCGGCAGCCACCGCCAGAACCTTGGTGGTGCGATCCAGACCCTTTCGAACCTTGGCGGCGGCGGCGGCTCCTGCGGCCAGGCCGGCACCTGTAACGGAGGTGATATCAGCCATGGCCCAGGCACCAGGGCTTTCCATCTTGACGCGGACCGGCACGCCCTCTGGCGTTGCTAGCCAGCAGCAGGATCGGCTGCTGGCAACAGGGGAGAGCGAGCGCAGCCCGGACGGGGCGCCCGCAACACCACAGCCGTGATGGGTGATGTCCTCCTCCTTCTTTTCAACCCCTGCCCCTGCTCCTGCCGTGCCTTGGCAGACCTACCGCCAGCAGCAGCAGCAACCCAACCAGGGCCCTGCTGGCTCCCTAGCTCCACTAGCTGCTGAACTCGATCCCCTCGATGAGAGCGACGACGAGGCCGGTGGCCACGACGGCGGCACCGATGACGACAGCTTTGACGCTGCCCCTCCCCAGGACTCGAGCACCGGCAGCAGCGACAACGACGACCCGCCAGCAGCCAGCACGGCTGAACCGCTGCGAGCCGAACGCCGCCGCAGCAACCAGCTCGAAAAAGAGCTGCGCAAGGCCCGCGCCCAGCTGTCGCGCTTCTCGGAGATCAATCCCGATGAATACGCCCGCCTGCAGGACGCTGAGCGCAAGCGAGAAGAGTTCGAGCGCCAGGTGGGCGACCGTGAACGCCAGCTAAATGAGGCCAACATCCGACGCGTGCGCAGCGTTGAAAAGGAACGGGATGAGGCCCGCTCCCAAGTGCAGAACCTGCGCAAGGAACGCTTGCTGGAGCGCCTGTTTTCAGAAGCGGAAGGCCGCGTCGGCGGCGATGAACGGGGGACGTTTTTTGACACCTTCGTGACGCTCTGCGGTGGTCACTTCCAGCTGGGGGATGTGGACGGCCGCGAGCGGCTGCTGCCGGTAGACGGCAAGGGCCAGCCCCTCACCGCCGATGGCGTGGCGCTGTGCGATGGCGACTACATGGAGGAGCTGCGCCGCCACCCGGTATTCAGCTTCCTGTTCCAGCAGCGCAGCGGCCTGTATGCGGGCACGGTTGCAGAGGCTGGCCATGACCACAGCGCTGCACCAAACCTGCAGACCCTGAGCACCGCCGAGCTTTACCTGGAGGCCGTCAAAGCGACCACCCCCAGAGCACCGGCACCGCGGCGCTGATCAACCTGCCGGGAGGGAGCAATGGCCTGGTATCTGGTGTTCTGGCGCAACCGCTCCACATCCACCGTGGTGCCGGCCGCCAGCGCTAGCCAGGCCCGTTCCCGTGCTCGCGCCAAACAAAAGCGGGGCTATGGGGCGATCGTTGCTGCACGCCGCGCCAACGCCCAAGATGCTGGCTTGATCAGAAAAGGAACCTGGGTGCGGCGCCGCCGCGATGGCACCAGCCCCCAGTTCGGGAGTGCTCGCTCCAAGGCCAGGGCCAGGCGGCAGCGGTCTAGCTACAGGCATTGGCTGTGAAGCCCGGCCACCAACCGGCAGCCGGGCCTGAGCCCCAAGGGCTCAGCAGACCGAGACGGTGCAGCCGGGGGTGCCCTGCAGCTTGCGGGCAAAGGCAAAGGCCTTCTCAGCGGGGATCAGCCGCATCTTCTTGACGGGCTTACCCCGGCGGCCAAAGAACTCGACTTCGCAGGGAGTGGAGCCGAGCTTCTGAACGCCGGGCTGATAGCGGTGAACTACAAGCAGGCGGACTTCACAGACGGGGCCTTGGGGAGTGGCCATGGCTGGGGTGGTGCGGAGAACACCGACCAAGCGCCCCAAAGGTGAGCACTAGCCAGGGGCGAGCACAGCGAGCCTTGAGTCAGCCCTTGCTAGTGCGAGCCGCAGGGGCATGCTGCGGAGGGGTTTCGCAACGCCCGGCCAGCCGTACCCCACTGGCCCTGCTGAAAGACCCGTGCTGCCTCCTCACCGCGCCCGGTGCATAGACCTGCTGGCGTCCCTGGCGATCGAGGACTGCCAAGTAGCCCGTTCTCAGCTGATGCGGCCTGCTGTGTAGCGGCATCTTGTTGGCCCGCTCTGCTGCACCCCGGCCAGCGTTCGTCTGTTGCTTGGGGCCTTACCTGCCTGCGGGCCTGGCATGGCATGGCGGTGAGTCTTTCCCTGCTGCTGCTCACCCCGGCCGGAGCCGCGTAGCCCGAGCAGGCGCGAGAGGCGTAGCGGTATAGGCCCTTGGCTACATCCCGGCCAACTAGTCGGGTCGGTCAGCGGCCGCCGCGCAATCCCCGAGCAGGCGCGAGTGGGTGGAGCAAGGCCGCCAGTTGATGGCACTGATCGGTGCGCCGCGAAGCGCAACGGCCTCGAGCCGGGCTCGGCCCTAGACGGCCCAGCGCAGGGGCTGCTCCCAGGCTTCCTCTGGGCAGATCAGATCCCAGCAGCAGGCGCTCGGCTCGGGCAAAGAGAAGAGCATCAGCTGCCGAGCTGCTGTGGTGGCCGGGCCGGCCTTGCGCTGCCTGGTGCTGCTGGAGCGGAGCAGGGTGGAGGTGGCTTGCATCGCAGGAAGGAGAAAAAACGCCCCCTCTCGCGCCCATCAAGCCGCTGGGTCAATGCCGCCGGCAGGGCGCTCGCCTTGGCCTTGACGCTGCGGCGCTGCCAGCCCGTCAGGTTGCTGGTGCTTGGGCGAACCATCGGGGAAGTGCCCTCCCCTGCCGTGCACCACCGCTGACCCTGAACTCCAGCAGGACAACAGGGTAGAAAAGCCGGGATTAGGCCCCCGGCAGGGCCTATGGCCTCTAGGCCAGGGCGTGCCGCTTGGCTTCGAGCTCACAGCGCAGCACCAGCAACTCATGCTGGGCAACCAGCCGCTGATCGAGCTCATCAACGCGGGCCAGACACTTGCGGATGGCGGGCAGGACCTCCTCTTCCAGGCGGGTGATCTCCTCCTCTCCATAGGGCTGCTCACTCCAGGTGCGGCGTAGCGGCAGATTGCGCCGCAGCATCAGCACCACCTCGATGGAACGGAGGGTGGATTCGAGCAGCAGGAACGGATCTTCTTCTGGCCTGCAGAACGGTGAGGCGGCAGATGAAAGAGAAACCATGATCTTCTGCGCCATTGGGCGCAGCGACGGGACTTCCCGAAGCAGAGGTCCGACGTCAGGAGGGCCTCAGACTGAGGAAGCCCGGAGCAAGCCACTGGTGGGCAACGCAAGAGTTTTGTACCTGGGCCTGATTGGGGTGCAGCGGAATCCCTGAGCAGGCGCGATTGGGTGGAGCAAGGCCGGATGTGCAGCCTTTTCAGCGCAGAGCTGGAATCCCCGAGCGGGAGCGAACGGGTGGAAGCGCGGAGCAATCAAACACCCGAATTTCGATTGTTTGAGTCGGCTTGCTTCCCTGACTGCAAGCAACGCCGCCTAGTAGGCGAGGCGCGTAGTGGTGAGGGTTGCGATCTTTTATTGATTGCGGTGCAGGTGCCGGCAACTACCGGCAGGTGTCGAGTTTTGACCAATGGCAAAAGCAACTTGAAAATGCCAAGGAAGCCGGCAAGCTCGACATCCTTAACACCACCCAGGAGCAGGTGCTTGAAGCGTGGAGTGCTGAGTGGGTGACTCGTAGGTAGGTATGCGAGGCCAATGGTTTCGAGTGGAGCGATCGCGGTCGCAACCCTGATGCACAGCGCACTGCCGGGCACTTAAGCGCCTTGTCGAGTTGGATGCTGCCGAATCAAAACGCGATGGCGTTGAAGCGACTTATCGACTCGCCTCGCATGAAGCTCAAATTGTCATCATCACCCGCATCTGCCCCCCAACGCCAGGAAGCCGAGCAACGCATACGCGAGTTGAGGCCCCGTACTCCCGACATGGCCGGCTGGTTTGATGACGAGGTTGCTGAGCTGCGGCAGTCACTGGAGCAGGCCGCCAGCCGCCGCGGTGGTGGCTTTGCTATTCCCTTGAAGGAGGCCGAGTGTCTGCTGCTGATGCAGGTGCGCCGAGCCGGGTGTGCCAGTTGGGCTAGTCGTGGAGGTGGTTCATGGTTTGGAGTTGCGCCCCTCGGGGCGTGATTCCGGCGTGTGATTCGTGGCCATTGCCGGTAGTACACCCGCTGGAGCTGTGTCCTTTTAGGCCCAACTGGGCCTAGGTGTGCCGGTTGGGGGAAAATGCCTACAGAGGTATCCGGCGCCAATGCATCCCCGCCCTCAGTGGAAAATCTACGATCGAGTGGTTCTGACGGCTGAAGGGGCTAAGGCACACAGGCACTACTGGAACGGCATGATGCTTGCTGCAGGGCCGCTGATGCCTATTACCATTTTCGTCCGGAGCCTTGTGCCAGCACCGGAAGCCGGATGCCGTGGTGTTATCCGGAAAATGAATAGACGTACCTTTGCAAAAGGTTGGCATTACGAAGTTTTCTGGGACTACCTCTATAAGCAACCAGGGGATGAATTTAAAGACGGGGAGTATCATCAAGGCTGTCATCTAATAAAAGACCCGTCAGATGAGCCGCACCCGTGGGAGTGGGTGCCTGATGGTCCGAGGTAGGCGGGACTAGTCACGCGACTAGTCGATGGATACGCTCACACCTATGGCGGAGCTGGCTACCCGATGGGGCATCAAAGCCAACACCGTGAGCAGCCACCTTGCCTTTCTAGGTATCAAGGCTGAGAGGCAAGGCAACCTCAGATACATCATCGCCGAACAGCTCGCCCAGGGCGACGCGCTCCAAGATCACATCGTGAGCGGTAAGCCGGCTTCAACCTTTACGCAGTGATCGGCAATGCACCAGCAGCTACCGGCAAGCGTTGCATCAGGAGCTTGATAGTGCTCAAGATGGAGGTGCCATCCGCGACAGCGCTGCACCGCCCAGCAGCGCCAGCAGCAGCTTGAGGGTGGAATCAAAGCCGCCCTGCAGCTGCTCAAGTGTGCCGGGGCAGATCTGACCAACAGGCCTGCCCTGGAGCGCCCTTTGGCCGCAAGCCCCAGCAGCCAACGAATAGATCAGCAGCTGGGTGCCGATCACCACCGCCAGCATCTTGAAAACAAACCGCTCGCGATCGAAGGGTGGCCGTGGTGATGGTTCTGGTGTCACGGTTCCTTTTCCTCCTGCCGGTTGATCAGCCCCCTGCGGAAGGCAGCACAAGCTCACCGCCCTGGAACAAACCCCAGATCCGTTGGGCTTCTGCCTGGCGCCGCTCTTGGTGCGGTGTGCCGGGCCTGAAGTAACCCTCAGCCGCTGCAGCCGAACCGGTCCAGTAGGCCGCTGCTGCTGCTGGATCCATGCCAGAGGGGCGGTCCTCAAATACCCGGGTCCAGCCGATTAACGAACCCTCGGGCGGGTCGTGCAGGCCGGCATACTCCTCCGCGAAATACCGCTCCTGCCAGCTGTTGCTGTTGGGATCGATGCCCTCTTCGATGGCCTGTTGACGTGCCGCGTCATAGGCGCTGCGCCGCACGCCGGTGTATTGCATGGCCCCGCGACCGGCACCACTGCCTGCCTCGATTACATCGAGGTTCTCCAACTCCGGCTCACCGGTCTCGATGACCATGCAGCCGAGGAAACCGCAGGCCTCCTCAGCCGTGAGGGGCTTGATGACGCCCAGGCTGGCCTCGGTTACGGCGCTGCTGCAGAAGAACTCCAGCCAGTGCTGCAGGTTGGTGTGGGGCCCGGACTCCTGGTCCACGGGCCCCGGCATCACTTTTTTTCCTGAAACACCCCCACATAGACCGTGCCCTGGCGGTAGAGGGGCAGCACCTTGTCGCGTAGATCGGCGTTGTGAATGCGGACGCAGCCCAAGGTGGGATGCAATGGCTGTTGCGGAGCCCAGGCGCCGGGCCAGCCGCAGGCAGAACCACCGCCGTGAAGCATGATCCCGGCCCGGCCGGCCTTGACCTCCTGGCCCTCCAGCTCCTGCATATCAAACGAGTACCAGCCGTAGGCCATGGCGGTATCGGAGCAGGGCGGATTCGGGTTCTGCTCGTAGTCCGCATACAGCTGCCCCAGCTTGTAGAGACCCGGCGGGGTGTCGGTATTGGTGTGGCTCCAGTCGGTGTCAGCGCCCTGCCCCCTAGCCAGACAGGGGATCTTCCAGAGGAAGCGGCCGCTGTGGTCATAGGCCTCCATGTCTTCATCCCGGTCATTCACCAGCAGGTAGGAATCACCGGGTTTGACCGGTGCCGGCTTCTGTGGGCCAGCCATGCCGGCCTCCTCTGAACCGCGGGGATCGAGACCACCAGCAGGGGGCTGCGACTGCGGAGGCTGCTCGCTGAAGGCGATGGCCCAAGGGGCCTGCTCATCAAGGATCTCTGCGCCCTGGTCGCTGCTGCTGATTGCTTCAAACAGCTGCAAAACTCCGCGTTGCTGCTGCGGCTGATCGCGGTAGAAGCGGAAGCGATCGTTGAACCGCTCGGCGCTCATCGGGGTGGTCATCGGACGTGGTGCTGACCACTGCCTTTGCCAGCGCCAGAACCGCACCGCCATTGCTATCAAGGAAGGCTGCTGACTCGGAGACCCCATCCACTACGCCGTGTTCTTCTCTGGCTCATTGGGCGATGGCATCGAGATGGTGCAAGCCCTTGATGAGGCCCATGCCGTGGATATCGTCCTCGCCCAGCACCCTGACGCTCATGTGAAGGCCGTTCCTGCCGCTTCGATCGAGGGCATGAATAAGCACCGCCTTCTTTTTTCTTGGCTGGAGTCGCTGTAAGGCCCAGGCATCAGCGGGCAGGCGTGGTTAAGCCAGCGAGCCCTAGCCCGCTGGCCCGTGCTCACCTAGAGCACGATCACCCTGGCGGCTGAACCCCAGATCAGCTGCTGATTGTGGGCCAGCAGCAGGGCCTGCTCACGCGGCAGCCAGTGGGGATCGGCGCAGATCTGCCCTTCTCCATCGAGAAACAGCGGCCGCGCCTCCGTGCTGCCTTTGGCGGCCAGACGGAACGAGATCAAGCGGATCGGGCAGGCTGGCTCAACGGGAATGGTGGCCATGGCGGTGTGACAAGCAGGACGCGACCACCGCGCCCCGGTGCACTGGGGCAACCTGCGGAGCGCCTGCCGAACACTCCGCCAGCCACCAACGCCATGCCCTGAGCAGACCACCAACCGACTGTCCTGACGCGACCTGGCAACAGCTGCTGTTGTCACTGGGGCAAGGCCCCGGGAGAGTGCCCTTGGGCCTGACCTTGATTGAGGCGCAGAAATATGCCCGCCGCGCTGAACAGCTGGCGGTGCTCAAGACCTTTGCCGAGGGGGAGCTGCTGCGCCGCCTGCCCTTCCGCAACCTTGTCGGCGGCTCGCTGAGCTTCCCGGCTGAAACGAAACTCCCCCGCGTTGGCTTTCGGGCAGTGAATGAGGGCTACCGCCAGAGCTACGGCGTCATCAACTCCGATTCGGAGTTTGTGCACCTCTTTGGCGGTGACCTGGATGTGGACCGCTCGATCGTGGATCTGCAGGGCCCCGAGGCCCGTGCTGCCCAGACCGAGATGAAGGTGCGCTCCATGCGTCTGACGCTGGAAGCCGCGATCATCAACGGCGATGACACCTTCGATCCGCGGGCCTTCAACGGACTGAGCAAGCGCCTGGCACCTGGAGACGAGCAAACAATCGACAACGGCGGCAGCACGCTCAACCTGCTGGCGCTTGAGGCATTGAGCGACAGCGTGATCGGCTACGGCGGCGACAAGGTTCTGATCGCCAGCAAGGCGGCCCGCCGCCAGATCAGTACCGCCTCCCGCCAGGCCGGCGGGGAGCTGTATGAGGTGATCGACGGCCGCCACTACTTCGAGGGGATCGAGATCCTGCTGGTGGAGGAAGACGCCGAGGGCCATGCGGTGCTCGGTTACGACGAACCAGCTGGCACCACCTCCATCTACTGCTGCGTACTGGGTGATGCGGCGGTCTGCGGCCTGCAGGGTCCGTTTGAGGGCAGGTATGGCATTGCGGTGCGTGATTTCGGGGAGGTGCATGACGCACCGGTGTTCCGCACGCGCGTGGATTGGTACGTGGGCTTTGCGGTGTGCAACCGCAAGGCAGCGGCACGGCTTTACAACGTGGCGCCGATGCCGCTGGTGGTGCCCTAAGCGCCGCCTGCTGGGCAACGCAATAAGCCTGCCCGCGCCAACTGATTTGTCCCCCTTTGATCTGGAGTTCCATCCATGACCACCCAAGCCACCCGGCTGCTTGATGCCCAGACGGTGCTCGTCGGCTGGATCAACCACTCGGCAACCGACTGCTACGAACACAGCCGCAGCAGCGGCGATGTCATCAACCTCGGCACCGACCTCGATGCCTCCTGCTCCTTTGTGCTGGTGGCTTCTCACCCCGGCCACAGCGACGCGGTAACTGTGACGCTGGAGCTAGCGCCGCTGCTGGCTGATGGCACAGCCGGCAGCTGGATAACTGCCGCTGCGGTCGCTATCCCCGCTGCTGGCGGCAAGGTGGAGGCAAGCATCAGCGGTGCTGCCCTGCTGCTGAATCCAGCCGACAGCGAACTAGTTGTGCCGCCCTGCCTGCGGCTGGCCCGCGCTGTGATCTCCCCCAGCACGCCGGTCGGGATGTGCGTGGCGCTGACCGCCAACCAGGGGCTTTGAGGTGAGTGCCATGGACACCGCAATGCCCTTGCAACTGTTGCAGCCTCTTGATAGCAACAACCCCGCCTCCACCCCGGTGCCGCTGGACGGACCGGAGCAGCGGCTCACCGTCACCCCGGATCCGGGGGTGGGTGATGAATCCCTGCTGCCGCCGAGCCAGCTGCTGATCAGTAAGGACGGCGAAAGCCGCTCGATCTGGCCGGTTCATTTGGCTGGCTGGCAGGCATTGGGCTGGCAGCTGCACACGGAGCCGCCGTCATCGGAACCCGAGCCGGAACAACCAGAGCCCGATCAGGGAGCAGGCCCGGATGGCGAACCAGAGCCCGAACCTGTTCTCGAACCAGCCCTGGAGCGGGAGGCGGCCGCTACCACTGAACTGGAGCCCCCTACTGAAACCGCCACTGGCGGAGCTGGCAGCGGGGACGCCCTGCTGGCAGCCGAGGTCACCGACTTCCAGGCGATGACCAAGGCCCAGATCGTCGACTACTGCTCGGCTGTCCATGGCGTGGACCTCGATAGCAGCCAGACCAAGGCGGAGCTGATTGAGCAGGCCACGGCGTTGGAAGCCCAGGCCAACGACACGGCTGCAGCGGACCTCGCTGCCCTGGAGCTGGGTGATGCCCTGCTCTGATCACGGCCAACTGCAACCGAGCCAGCGCATTCCTGGCTGGGGGCTGGCAACAGCTCAGCAGCACTGTTCTGGCGCCGATGGCCACTCCCGATCCGGCTGTGCTGGTCGAGCTGACGGCCCAGTGCCGCAGCAGCAGTCGGCCGCAGGGGGTGATCTTCTTGGGTCAGGCCCAGCTGCAGGACGGCGGCAACCCTGAACCGCCCCCAGCCGGGGGCGTCAGTTCGGTGCAAGCTCTGGCGCCGCTCATCAGTGCCACCGCCAGCAATGGGGTGGTGGTGCTCGCGCTGGACCTGCGCCTGCTCAGCCCCCTGCCGCCCTGACTCGAGCTCTGATCTCCCAACCCTTTTTCTTTGCTGATAGTCATGGCCACCACCACCGAGAGCCGCACCACCAGCCGCTCCCAGCCCCAGCCCAGCGACCTGCTGCTGGTGCAGCGCGGCAGCACGCCATTCCGGGCCACTGCTGATGAGGTCAAGGCCTTCATGCTGAGCCCCGCCACGGCGGCTGCGATCGGTGCAATCAAGCCCGGCACCAACTTGTCGGTGGATGCCGATGGCACCCTCCATGCCGCAATCTCCGGTGCCCTCACCTACCGAGGTGCGATCGACCCAACCACCACCGAGGCCCCGGCAGGTGCTGCAGTCGGGGATGTTTACCTGGCCAGTGCTGGCGGTCCTGCCCTGGCCAGCTGGCAGGGCCTTGCTGGTGAGCAGATCGCCCAGGGGGATTTACTGCTGTTTGACGGCACCAGCTGGAGTGCCAATGCTGCTCTCGGCCCCGATGGCGCCGGCGTGATCCGCATCCAGGTGGCTGCACCACTGAGCGTTGATGAAAGCGATCCCGCCCAACCGCTGCTGAGCGTCGATCCCGCAACCACCGCTGCTGCAGGCGTGCTGCGCCTAGCGGCTGCCGAGGACCTCACCGCCGGCACCGAGGGCGCCGCCGTCGATGCAGCAGCCCTCAAGGAAGCCATGGCCACTGCCCAGCCGGCCGGCGACTACATGCCGCTTGACCTGAGCACCCTGCCCGCCCTGCCCTGATTGCCGCAGCTGATGACCCTCCAACCAGGCGACCTGCTGGCGATCACCCGCTCCACCGGGCCCCAGGCCGGCACCTATCAGCTGCCGGCAGCGGCGCTGGCGGAGCTGCTGAACCCGCCGCCAGTGCTGGGTATCAGCGGGGTGGTTTGGTCAACCGTGCGCTCAGCGGCAGACAACAGCTGGCAGGCGATCTGCTGGTCACCGGAGCTGCAGCTCTACGCCTGCGTGGCGGGCAGCGGCACGGGCAACCGGGTAATGACCTCAAGCGATGGCATCCGTTGGAGTGCCCAACCATCAGCAGCCGATCAGAACTGGGTGGCCCTCTGCTGGGCCAAAGAGCTGGGGCTGTTTGTTGCCGTCAGCGACAGCGGTATTGGCAATCGGGTGATGACCTCACCGGATGGCCGCAGCTGGACCCTGCGCCAGACGCCGGCCAACAACAACTGGACAGGGGTCTGCTGGGTACCCGAGCTGGGCCTGTTGGTAGCCGTGGCCAGCAGTGGCACGGGCAACCGGGTGATGACCTCCAGCGATGGCCTCACCTGGATAGCCCGCCAGGCTGCTGCAGATCAGGAATGGCGCTCCCTCTGCTGGGCGCCGCAGCTGGGGGTGCTGGTGGCGGTGAGCAGCACCGGCGGCAACCAGCGGGTGATGACCTCAAGCGATGGCCGCAACTGGACGCTGCGGACGGCCGCCACCAACAACAACTGGGGTGCGCTCTGCTGGGCAGCGGAGCTCGGCCTGCTGGTGGCCTTGAGCAGCAGCGGTCGGGGCAACCGGGTGATGACCTCTACTGACGGGATCAGCTGGAGCAGCCGCAGCTCGGCGGCCGACAACGCCTGGACCTCCCTCTGCTGGGCGCCGGAGCGGGAGCTGTTGGTGGCGGCGGCCAGCAGCGGCACCGGCAACCGGATCATGACCAGCGGCGATGGCCTCAGCTGGATGGTGCGCAGCTCTCCAGCTGATCTGGGTTGGCGCTCGCTTTGCTGGTCGCCCCAGCGGCGTCAGTTCGCCGCTGTGAGCAACAGCGGCGCTGGCAACCGGGTGATGGTGAGCCCCTGAACCATGACTGACACCAAGGCACCCCTGCCAGCGATTGGTTCGCGCTGCTGGCGGGATCTGATCAGCCCAGAGAGCGGCGCAACGGTGCTCAGCCTTGCGCTCGAGTCCCTCAATGCCGATCCCATGGTGGAGCTGGCCTACGACGAGGGCGGCGGCGGCTGGTGGCCGCTCTCCACGTTGGTGTTCCAGCAGTGACTGGTGAGGAGGGCCTCAGCCCGCCCCCACCAGCTGCTGCCGCAGAGCCTCAAGAGCCTTCTTCTGGGCCCGCTGCACTGACATGGCGCTGATTTGCAGCTGCTCTGCTGCCTGCCGCAGCGACAGGCCCTCAAGGACGGTGAGCCGCAGGGCCGTGGCTTGAGCTGCAGGCAGCTGATCTACAAGCTGCTCCAGCGCCAGATCATCAGTGGCCCCGGCTGCTTCTTGCTCTGGGGCCGCCAGCTGATCGAGCAGGCACGGCTCGCCAGCGGCGTGGCCATCAAGGCTGATGTGACCCAGGGGGCACTGACCCTGCTCATGCAGCCGGCGTGGAATGCGCACCAGCCGCACCCGATCGCGCAGGTGATGCTGCAGGGCACCTGAGATGCAGCGGCGCAGATAGGGCTCAGCCGGCTCACCTGCTTTGCAGCGCAGCACTGAACGAAGCAGGGCTTCTCTGGCTACCTGGATCAGATCCTCCCGCTCGACCAAAGGGAAGAAGCGGCGGGCTACAGCTGAGGCAACGGCATCAGCCAGCGACAGGTGCTGGAGCACCAGGGCATCGCGGGCACGGAGGGCAGAGCGGGAAAGCGGGGCAGCCATCTGGGGACGGCAGAGAACCCCACCCCCAACGGCCAGCCGCAGGGATGTGACAAGGACGCCCCGCAGGGGCGCATGGCCCGATCCTTGACGCAGCGCGAGGACTGGACGAGGGATTCAGGTGGGTGTTTGACGGCCTGGTGGCAAGCCAATCGCCGCGAGCGCTTTGCAGCAAGCCAACCTTGAGCAAGCATCCCCACGGCTGACCCGATTGCATTGCTGAAGTGTTGGACCAGTTCCGGCAGCGTTCAGAAGCTCAATAGGCCCACTTCCGTTCAATTCAGCGCAGTAGGTGCTGGGCGTCCAACTGCAATTTGCGCTGAGCAGCTATTTGTTCGGCTACCCAGGGCGCTCTATTAAGTTTGGAGGTGGCATGGCCTGCCCGAGCTGCTGGGCAATGGCATTTAAGACACCATCTGGTAGATGACTACTGGAACTTCCTCTACCCCGCCACTGTCTAGCTGGTTATAAATGGACGAAGGATTATTTCTTTCGCCGAGACTTACTCCGCTTCTGTTCTCTACTTGAAGCAGGGGGATTAGGCGCTGGAAGGAGCATTGGGGTAGGGGATGGGGTTGACTCCAGCGCCCGGGGCCTCGTTGTGGTGGGCGGCGCTGAACCAGGTGGCGAAGTCGGCGTCCTCTGGGAAGGGCCAGCCTTCGTCTGCCCAGTCGGTTTCGTGGATGCCGTCGGGGGAGGACCAGCCGCCCTCGCCGGCTTCCCAGCCGGCAGAGGTGCGCATGGATGCGACGCGAGCCTCCTCGTCCATGGCGTCGCCGAGGTTGTCGTACCAGTTGGGGCGAATGGCGAGTTGTGCAAACTTGAAGCAGGGGAAGATCATCTCTTTAGCTCCTCCAACAGTGAAGTGGTCTGAGGGAGAGATTTTGAATAAGACTAGAGAGCAGCGTGGGCAAGTGTATATACATCACCGTGATCAGTAGCCTGTAGGCGGCAATGTTAATATCAAGGCGGACATATTGTTGGAGCCAAAGAAAGAATGCTCTTTGGGGTGAGTAGATATCTGGATTGGCACTAAAAGAAATTGGCGAAAGTACTTTTCCAGGTCTATGGTTAGTCTTGGTTTTCTGCTGTTGGCAGCCTTCCTGCCTCGGAAGGCGGCTTAAGGCTCATAATCCGCTCCTGAGCTTTGTCTCGTTCAGCCTCAGAATCAATCCGCTTACGCGCATAAACTTGAGATAGACGGATAGCTTCCTCAAGCTCCTGCTTCAAAGTGGCATTGTCGGCCTTCAGTTGCTGGGCGACTTCTCTCCAGGCCTTGGCCTCTGCTTCGGCCTGGATCCGCTCGTTGTCGCTAGATGCCTCTCGTGACTTTTCTTCGGCGTCAACCGCCCTCTGCTCTGCCTGTTTTTCTTGATCTGAGGTCGTCTTAGTAAATCGTTCTGAAATTAGTTCCCTCAGGCGTGTAAAAAGATCTTGCGTAATCTCAACAACCGTCTCTCTAATGATGGGCCATAGTGCCGGCCAAAGAGTTTTAAGGAATAACGACCAAAACTTGTTTAACATTGGTTTCTGGAGCAAAGAGGTTGGTGATGAAGATCCTACTGAAGGTCACCCCTTAGCAGTCTTCGAAATGAACGCATAACCTGGGACTTAGCTTCCATTGCTTGTCCAATTTCTTTGTTGCCACCAAGGAAAGCGTTGTCGGCATCGGCTTCTAGATCTGTCTGTAGGCGTAGGGCTTGTTTGCAGATGTTGCCAGTTTGTTCCCCATAAAGATCAAAAACTTTGGCGGCAGCAAATAGCTTCCCGCAGTTAATCAATAAATCCTCCTTGCTGATTTCTCGGAGCTTCTGTTGATGCTGCATTGAGCCTGTTCCGTAAGAAATTATCGCACCACCGGCTACAAGAATAATGTACCCACCTGTCATGCCCAGGCCCCCAGCCGCAAGTGATCCACCTCCAAGAAGCGCAAGACCTGCTGAACTAGCCGCAGCTCCACTAAGACCCATAACACCACCAATTACGCCAGCAATTGGTAGGGCAAATACCGCCAACGCTGCGACACCTACACCAACAAAGGCCCAGGTGTAATTCTGGCCACTATTGGCTTTAACAATCTTTTCAATGCAGTTATTAAATTCCTTCCAGGCTAGCCAGAGTGTTGCTGGGCTTTCATCCATGATGCCCGCACAATAATTAAGATAAAGCTTTCTGTCATCATCGTCGAAGGAAAGGCTTTCGCCCTCCTTGTTCTCACCTGTCAAGTAATAGGATGAGAACGTGGCAAGCTCCACGCAGATTGCGGACTTCTTTAATTCAGTAAATTTGGACTCACAGACTTTGGATTTTAGTTGATCTTCTGGCAGTACTGGCCCAAGGCCAAGCAGCTTGGCGGCTAGCTCGTACCACTGCTGAATCCATTCATATTTTCTATTGCCGTAAGCCTGTCTTTCGCGGTCTTTGCTCTGATCATTCATGAAATGCTTGCGAAGCCTGCTGAATGACACGCTCTTGCTTGCCTCGTCCAGCAACGCCCAGTATTTAATGGAGGCCATTAAGTGAATACCTTCGCTGTCAAATCCAAGGTCGTCCGAGTGGGCCTGAATGGAGTTCATAGTTCATTCATAACAGTCAAGGACAAATAGGGATAGCAATATGTCTATTCCTCCAATCCCTTAAACACCGCATCCTCTGGATCCTTATAGAACTCCATCGAGATCTTGGTCCACAGGTCATCAGGTAGATCGTTGAGTGCCCTACGGGCCGAAACGGGCATCAGCAGCACTTTGGCCTGCTTCTCTACTGCCAGTTCGGCTATGGCGATGGCATTGGGAATCATCTCCACCGAGCCACCCAGATTTAGAGAGCCAATGATGATGGTGCCTCCGCGGGTGTTGCGATCAAGCAAGCCACCAACCAGGGCGATCATCACCGGTAGACCCAGGCCAGCGCCGCTGCGGTCGTTGTCCATGGCGCGCAGCTGGATGGAGTACTCATGGCCGCGCGGGTCGCGGTCACCGACAAGGCTCTTCGCCCGCGAGTAGAGGTTTTGCTCGCCCACCTTGGTGCTCTCGCGGAAAGCAGGGGGCACGGGCTGGTTGAGGATCTTGACCCCACTGCCGGGCCCTACGGCCACCTCGATTCGGTAGAGGCTGGGGCCGGTTTCACCGGTGCCGGGGCTGATGGCCCACACCTGGCCAGGCGGCAGTGGATCGCCGTCAATGGCGTCGTCGCTGTGGAGCTCGGGGGTGGCCACGAACTTCTCAACCCCATCGAGGCCGAGGGTGTAGCTGAAGTGGGTGTTGCGGAACTCGCTCTTGAGGCAGCGCTTCTGCTGCTCCTTGACGCGGCGGCGTGATTCCAGCGCCAGGCGCACGATCCATTCGAGATCCTCGTCCGGGATCTCCATCTCTGGATCGGGGAACAGCAGCTTGATCAGGGCGCTCACGGTCTTGTTGACACCCTCGATGTCGCGGCCGCTGAGGGCGCCACCGAGGTGGATGCGGTTCTGCATCGCCGCCAAGCGGCTGCCATCGCGCAGGCGGCTCCAGCATTCGCTGAGGAAGTCGCTCACCAGGCCGAAGTGGCTGCTGAGGTGTTCGTTGGGGTTGAGCTTGGGGAAATCCCAGCCCGGCGCGTAGGCGTGGATGCGGTCTTGGAAGGCCGTGTCGTCGCGCATCTCACGCGGCAGGGGGCTGAGCAGGTGGCCGATGCGTTGCTGCTGCTCCACATCGACATCGAAGTTGCCCACCATCACGATCCCGCCCTCGGCGCGGATGCTCTCCTTGCCGCGGCTGAACTCGCCGGAGGCCATGTAGCCCTTGAGGATGTTGACGCCGTCCTTCTGATCGAAGGACACGCCGGCCACCTCGTCGAAGCAGACCACGTCGTATTGGCAGACCAGGCCGCGCTGGCCGCTCCCGTTGTTGACGAACATCTTGGCGACGGTGGCCTTACCGCCTGAGATCAAGTGGGAGTAGGGCGAGATCTGCTGGAACAGGTGGCTCTTGCCTGTGCCGCGTGGGCCCAGCTCCACCAGGTTGAAGTTGCGCTCCACAAAGGGAGCCATGCGCAGCAGCACCACCATCTTGGCCCGCTCATCAAGGGCGGTTGGCTCAATGCCGATCGAGCGGATCAGGAAGTCGCGCCACTCGTCTGTGGTGAAAGCAGCTCGGCCCTTGGCCAATATCCCCAACACGTTGGGGTTGGACATCTGGATTGGCCGCAGCCCGGCGATGCGGAACGGCCGGCCGTTGCGCTCCTGGGCAATCACCGGGTCGTATTCGAGCGTCACCTCGGCGTAGAAGCCATCGGTAAGCATGCGCTCGTTGGCGCGCACCAGTTCGTCATCGATCTGGGCATCCTTGATGGCCAGGCTGGGCACTTCTGCCGCATAGGAATCGCTGCGGGTGTCGAGCCGGGCCCGCACGATATCGATGATCTTGACGCTGCCTTGATCACGGGAGCGGGCCTTGAACAGCTCCTCTTCTCCAGTGCGCACGGTGCGACCCTGGAGCTGCTTCTCAACGATCTGCAGACCTTCTTCTATCTCTGCTGGATCGGTGCTGGCGCAGTAGCGGCCCAGCAGGAATTCCACCACGTAGGTGGGCACCGGGTATTGCCGGGAGTATTTGCGCACCAGGTCCTTGCGGACCAGAAAGCCATCGAAGGCTTTGGCCCCGAGCTGGTCGAGATGGTCCATCTCGCTGGTGGCGGCGATGTCGGCGCTGCTCATGCGTTGGCTCCTCCCACCACGGTGCGGCGTTGGGCGATCACCCGGCCATCAGGGCTCAACAGCACCGCCACCACCACTGCACCTTCCAGCTCGTCATCTTCCACCAGCAGGCGGGCTCCTCCATCGTCGATCGGTTTGGCCGTGGTGGCCACCGAGGGGCCGCCAGCGGCTTCTCGGCGCAGGTCGGCTGACATGCCGGCTGTGCCGCCGCTCACCTCCAGGTTGCAGCGCAGGCCCTTCCAACTGATCTCGGTAATAGCCGCAGTGGGCGCACTGCTTGCTCCGCCGGAGACCACCAACACGGGGGTGAGGCATTCCTGCAGGCTGATGCCGCCGTGGGCATAGGAGTAGCTGCCCCCTGTGTTGAAGCAGGCAGCGCCGCTTGGGGTAGCGAACTGCTCGCTGGGGTTCCAGCTCCAGGCGGCGGTGGGCACTGGCACCTGGGAGTCGCCCTTGATGGCAGCGCAGCGGGCCCACTTGCTGGCGGTGAGGTGCTTGGGCAGCTCAGCTATGGGCAAGCCATCGGGGCAGAACAACCAGCCGTGGTCGGTGACGACCTTTACGGAGAGCCAACCGGCTTCCAGCAGTTTCTGGATACGGAGTGCCAGCCGTTCGATCTCCGGCTGGATCTGACCCGGGAGGTCGTCATTCAGTTGATGGCCTCGATGATCGAGATCGCCGATCTCCAGCCAGCCCCGCGCCTCTGGGCCAGCGGGGATGTTCAGCTCGTCGTCGCCCAGCACGGTGTAGCCCTGGGCGGTGAGGGCCTTGCGCAGCTCAGCGGCACTGGTGGGCTTGCCGGAGCGGAAGGGTGGAGCGAAGTCTTCCGGCAGGGCTTGGCCCTGGATCTCGCCGATCAGGGGCGTGATCGCGGGCTTGGCGGTGGCGGTGACGGTGGGTAGTCCCGCCCAGCGGGTGGTGAGGCTGCCGGTGATGCCCATCACCTCCAACGACTTCTGCAGCAGCCGGGCAACGTCGTAGCGGAGGCCATCAGCAAAAAACAACACCTCGCCGGGTGCTGCGGTGATGGCTCCTTG